AAAGCATCCCAGCCTGATGATGTCCCCTCTCAGTTCTTCGCAGAATTGCACCTGCGCCGCCCTGAGCTTCTCTATCTCTGCGTTAACTTCCCTCTCGCCGTAGACCTTTGTCACTCCCGCCGCCCTCTGTGCAGGCACCGCCACAAAGCTCCACTCATATGCGTCCAGAGGTTCATCAAGTTCCACATAGCAGAGCTTTCCGCCGTAGCTTCGCCCCTTGATATGGTTACAGCCTCCCTTGGCACCGTCCGCCCCGCATACCGAGCATATCCGCTTCGCCACCGAACACCCCACCGATACTTCTTTCTTTATGCCCCCCTCTATCTCCGCTATCAGCGATTTGTTATCCTCCGTCCTCACCATGTAGGCAAAGCCCATCAGCGCCCTGTAATCCCTGCCGTCCATGGTCTTTCTGTCAGGGTAACTCCTCACTTCCGTATCGTATATCCTCGCCGTCTGACCCCTGCTTCTGTGGTCATGGTCGAATATCCCCGTCCTGCCCCTGAACATCACAGCCAGCCTGTCCAGTGCTTCGTCAGAGAACCTCTCATAGTCCCTGTCCACATCGTTATCGCAAAGCAGTACGCTGAAACAGTACACCTGCTCGCTTTTCAGCTCACCCACCGCGTAACCGTTTATCTTCTCCATAACTTCCTCTGTTATACCTATTCTCTCACCGCTCATTTCCCGTTTCTCCTTTCTTCGGCTTCTTCATTTTCCAGCTCGATCTTCCTGGCCTGCGCATTGTAAAGCCTCGACCTCGCCAGCGCTTCTTCGTCCTGAAGATTTATGTTCCCCCATTCGATGTCCACCCCGCAGTCCGTCCCGCAGGTCATCAGAAAAGCTTCGCATATCTCCCTCAGCACAGGTTCAAGCAAACGCCTGTAATACTCCAGTTCACTTGTGAGTATGTCCGCCTGCTGACTGCTCATCCTCTCCGTGGTAGACCAGTTCAGCCCCAGCAGAAAAGGCGGTACCGATAACTTTGATATCAGCTGTTCCAGAAGCTGTCTCACAGGCACCTCCGTGTCAATAAGCTGATTTTCCGCCCCGATGACCCTTATATCCACATCACCCACGGTTATAAAATCCTTGACGATACCGTTCTTAGCGCTCTGCATACCGTCCGCCCACGCCGACGCTATCTCCTGCGCCCTCTCTCCTGCGTACCTCTTGTCCGAACCGTCCTCCGCAGGCTTGTAGGTCACAGCGTACCTCACATTCCCCACCCTGTCGAAATTCTGCCCGATGCACTGGTATATCCTCATGAGTATACTGCTTATCGCAGGCAGTCCACGCAGTACCGATACTCCGTCAGGGTGCTTCGGGCTGGGATTAAGGGCAGTATACAGAAGCTTCTCAGGCTCGGGTATCTTCTTCACCTCACCGCCCCCGTAAAAACAGAACTCCCTGTCCATCTCACCTTTCCCCTGCTTCACCCTGAAAAGACTGCTGTCCCCCACAACAAGCCCCCTGACCGTCATGGTCTCCCTGTCCGTTACTATCCTGCCCACAGCCCTGCCGTAGGTCAGCAGACTGTCAAGGTACATATCCGCAAAGGTGTTCAGGCTTTTTCCCGATATCCCCACCGTCACTTCTCTGCAGAATCTTTCCAGTTCGTCAGAATACCTCTCGTCCCTCGCCCTTATCCTGAAATCTCCCACCAGACGTATTATCTTCCCGAAACAGGCATCTATCACAGGCACCGATGCCCTCAGCCCGTCATATATCCCCCCTTCAAGACAGCCCTCGTCCGCCGCCATACGGAATATGCTCTCACCCGCTTCTGCCGCAAAGCACTGCCTTTCATAAGATTTTTCTTCCCTGTCCTTTCTCCCGAATATCTTCAACTTGCTCCTCTCCTTTCATCATACCGATATCGCCGCGAATCCCACGCCCGTATCTTCCTCTACCGAACACACAAAATACCTCATATCGTCCATAGCATGGTCGTTTTCCTTTATGGGACAGTCCCTGCCCGAACTTTCTTCCCAGCGGTACATGGTAAATTCCCTGAGTATGTCCCTGCACCCCGCACAGACCCTCAGCCGCCCGCCGCGAATCATATCCTGTGTCCTGCGTATCCCCGATATCACATCGTTCTTCGCCTGTATCACCCGAAACCTGCCGTGCCTGCGTATGCACTGTATGAATGATGCCGCCGAGGGGTCGCAGACCACATAGTCTATCTCCCTGTCCCCCGCCAGTTCTTCCAGCCCGTCATAGTGTTCCTCATCCGTCCTCCTGCTGCCCTCTTTAGCCGAGTCGTAGTAGTACTCCCCTATCCTGTACCATATGTCGTCTTTCAGCCCCCAAAGCCCGAAACTGCTCGGATTGACTGTCCCGTAGTCACAGCTCACCGCGAACCTTTCGCAATCATCGGGTGCCTTATCGATAACATATTTCTTCACATCGAACATGGGGTATACCAGACCCTCAGCCGCACTCCACCGCCCCAGAACGAACCTCTCGTAAAACGCACCCGAATAAAGCCTCTCGTACCGCCTTTTCACTTCCTCGCTCAGCGAGGGGTTGTCTTTCAGCTCAAAGTGTAAGTACAGCAGATTTTTCTCCGCCGATTTGTCTATCCATTCCCGCTTGAACCAGTGATAGGGATTGTCGGGGTTGCAGTTGAACCACAATTTCGACCCCGTCACCGAACACCTCGCCACCGCCTGTTCCACAAAACTCCGCGGCATAAGCGCCGTTTCGTCCATAAGTATCCCCGCCAGCGTCACGCCCTGTATCAGCGCCGCCGATGCCTCGTCACGCCCGCCGAAGATATAATACCTGTTTCTCTTCCCGCCGAAATCCACGTCCATGTAGTTCTTCGATACATTCTCCGTCACCGTGAACCCCAGCTTCTCCGCCCATTTCAGCAGTTCCGTCAGAAGATTTCTCCTCAGCCCGATTATCGTCTTTCCGCAAAGCCCGAAATTCTTCCCTTTAAACCGCCCCATAGACCACATCAGAAAACTCAGCGCCATACAGCTTGTCTTTCCCGACCTCACCGCACCGTCGCATATTATCCCGTCATACTTCCGATAAACAGGGTTCGCCCACCACTTGAACAAAAACCTCTGCTTCTCCGAAAACACCAAAGCACGCCGTTTCCTACCCATCAGCACCGCCCTCTTTCTCCGCTGTTTCCTCATTTTCGGGCATAGCTACCCCCAGCGCCGCCAGAAACTCCGCCGCCGTGTTTACCTCATTCAGTTCGGGCATAAGCACCGCCAATTCCGCCAGTACCTTTCTCCATGCCCTTTCCGCACCCATATTCCTACTCATCATCATCTTCCCCCTCTAAAATATCCTCGTCCATATCCTGCGAACCGCTGTATACCGCATTCAAAAATTCCTGCGCCGCCGAAACTTCCTTCAATTCGGGGTCAAGCTCCACCAGCTTCTCCAGAGCCTTCTGCCTGTCATAAAATTTCATCTCAACACCGCCCCCCTTGACCTTCTTTATCTCCGCAACGTTGAAAAGGTCAGCCGAAAGCACTTCTTCCCTCGTAGGTTCATCCGCAAAAAGCAGAGCCGCCGCATCGTTTATGCTCCCGAAAGCAAGGCGCGAAAGCCCCGTCTTCACATAGCATAAATTCTGCTCGTCAGCATCGTCCAGTTTTCGTATCGCCCTCTTGACAGACTTTCTCGCCAGCATATCCGCTTCAAGCTCCTTCGCCTCCTCGGGACTGTACCCCAGCCTGACCGCTGTCTCCGAACCGTTCCTCGTCCTTACAAATGTCTTCGCAAATCTTGTTGGTGTGATCTTCATAATGTTTCCTCCTTTTCTGACTTTCTCACTCGAAAAAGTCTTTTCACTATCACCCTTTTACCACCAAAAAGTTGTACGTTTTTGTACAACTCTTGCAGAAATATGTCCGAATTAAATAATAAAACATTTGTTTCACCAAACCCCGATCTGAAAAACTATGCACAACTCACAACAAACACGCAGTCAGATATTAATAGGCTAAAAATTCAAAAAAATAATTTTTGCCCCTTTCCACCTCTCAAAAACCACACCGAAAATAAAAAAAAACGACAGCCCGCTCCCGCGAACTGCCGATAAAAAATATGATCATCCCGCTGACACACCATATTGATCGGTGTCATATCGGAACTTGAAATACCGGGCGGTCATCTTCCCCCCTCCTGCGGCGGGGAAAAGATAACATCAACATGAGGTTTCATTGTTATATAACTCCTTGTAGTGGTGTGTTGACAGGATAGCCGATAAAAAAAGAGGACTGCCGTACCATAGGTACAGCGGTCCTCCGCCAAATTCATATCCAATTTATTCCAGGCTCGCCCACTCGTCCATCATCTCATCAAGCTCGGTCTTCTTCGCCTCAAGAGCGTTGCACTTCTCCGTCATCAGCTCAAAATTCGCCGCAACTTCGGGGTCTGCTATCTCGTTCTCCAGCCTGAAGATATCCACCTCAGCCTGCTCGATAAGCTCCTCCAGCTCTTTCAGACGCGCCCTGCGCTTCGCCTCCAGCTGACGCTGTTCCTTGCTTCGGTAGCTTATCTCCTTCTGCTCCCGCCTGTCCTGCTCCGCCTGAATTCGCTTCTGCTCCGCAGCCGCTTCCGCCGCCGATTTTTCAGCCGCACTTATCGCCGCCGCATACGCATCGAAATTGCCCTCGTAGCAGTTCACCTCGTCCGCCTTTACCTCGATTATCCTGTCAGCCACCTTGTTAATAAGGTATCTGTCGTGGGATACCAGTATGATAGTACCCTGAAATTCCGCAAGTACATCTTCCAGAACTTCCTTCGTGTTCAGGTCGAGATGGTTCGTCGGCTCATCAAGGATAAGCACATTTCCCCGTGTGTACGCCATTATAGCAAAACACAGCTTAGCCCTCTCGCCGCCGCTTAGCACCGATATAGGCTTGAATACGTCCTCACCCGTCAGCAGTACCGAACCCAGTGCCTTTCTCGCCTCCGCAGGTGTCATGGCAGGGAACCTGTCAAGCATCTCATCAATTACCGTGCTTCCCATGTGGAGTATATTGTGCTCCTGCTCAAAGTAGGATATCTTCACGTTTCCTCCCCACACGATGTTTCCACGCTCATGGGGTATGATGTTCTGTATCAGCTTCAGTATCGAGGTCTTGCCGATACCGTTTGAACCGATTATAGCCGCGTGCTCGCCCCTCCTGATGTGCATATCAAGGCTGTGTATAAGGGTCTTGCGGCTCTCGCCCTCACCTACGACCAGCGGACAGTCTATCACCTTCACGATGTCCTTTGTCGGCTCAATATCGTATTCCAGCTTTATCTTAGGCGGGCGGGTGAACATCAGAGGTTTCTCGATGCGCTCTATCCTGTCCAGCATATGCTGTCGTGATTTCGCCATCTTCGCCGTCGAAGCCCTCACCTTGTTCTTGGCGATGTACTCCTCCAGCTTCTTTATCTCCTCCTGCTGTGACTCCCACTCTTTCAGCTGACGTTCCGCGTTGTGCTTCTTCTGCACCACATAAGCCGAATATCCGCCCTTGTAAGAGGTCAGCCTGCCCAGCTCTATCTCACAGATACGGGTGCATATCTTGTTCAGGAAGTATCTGTCGTGGGATACTATCAGTATCGACCCCTTGTAGCTTTTCAGATAGTCCTCCAGCCACATCAGCGTGGTGAAATCCAGATGGTTCGTAGGCTCGTCAAGTATCAGCAGGTCGGGACTTTCCAAAAGCAGTTTCGCCAAAGCCAGACGCGTCTTTTCACCGCCCGAAAGGGAGGATATCACCCTGTCACGGGGCACATCGCCAAAGCCCATACCGTTGAGTATGCGGCTGATGTTCACATCGATGCGGTAGCCGTCGTTAGCCTCAAAATACGCCGATAACTCCGAGTATTCCGCACTGACTGTCTCCAGTTCAGCCCCCGTCAGCCCTGTCATCTGCTGTTCCAGCTCGTCCATTCTCTTGCGCGCCGCCAGAAGCTTGTCAAAAGCCTTGTGAAGCTCCGCATCAATGGTTGACTCACTTTCAAGACCGCTGTTCTGCCTTAAAAATCCGATAGTGCAGTTCTGAGAAATCTCCACCGACCCCAGCCCGTCATCAGTCTTGTCAAAGCCCAGACTGCCTGTGAGGATATTCAGAAGCGTAGACTTGCCACAGCCATTCACTCCGATAAGACCGATAGTCT